AGTCGGGTCAATCGGAGTTCTTCAGTCAGTATCGGGGATCATGCCCGCGCACACTAAAGCAGCTACAGGAAGTAAAAGTGCTGAATCTGTTTCAGTGGAAAGGGGCAGGGGGTCTGCGTTTTGTGGCGTCTAAGTCGCTATACAATACCACCCCGACGGGGAGTGAACGCAGTATGATCTATGAAAGGAATTGCTATGACGCCTTCAGAAAAATTACGTTCGCTTCTTGATAGTGCGGACACCGAGGTGCTGATGCGCGATAACGCTATCTGTGAGCTCATAGGGCGTGAGGGCGGCGTCGTGCTGGTGAATGACGGGGAGATCTATGAGGTATACGGGGAGAGGTTGCATGACCTGCGGTTGCGGCAACTGGTTATCGTGGATGGCGAGGTGCTGGAGCTGGAAATCGGGAGTGTTCAAGAGGAGGTAACACCATGAAGTGTTTTTATCACGCAGCAGATCTCGATGGTCGGTGTTCGAGGGCGATCATTAAACACGCGCACCCTGATTGCAAAATGATTGGGATCAATTACGGTGACGAGTTCCCGTGGGAGAGCATAAGCACGGGAGTGTGGGAAGTTGTTTACATGGTGGATTTTTGCTTGCAGCCGTTCGAGGACATGGAAAGACTTTCGCATATGTGCAACCTGGCGTGGATAGATCACCACAAGTCCGCTATTGAGGAGGTGCACAAGAGATGGTTCACTGCATACGAGCAGTCCCTGGGGATAGGGATCGGCGCCTGCGCGCTGGTATGGGACCACTGCCATCCCGGTGAAGCGCGTCCCAAAGCAGTGCAGCTATTAGCGGAGTACGATGTCCGGGATCACCATAATCCGTGGACGCTACCCTTTCAGTATGGGATGCGTGTGGAAAACACTGATCCAAGCAGCTCGATATGGGGGTTCATGTTGCGCCCTGGTTCCGAGGATGTAATGAATATCGTTGACGCGGGGCACACAGTTCTGCGTTATGTTAAGCGAGAAAACCGTAAGTACATGGACGCGTGCGGGTTCGAGACCTCGCTTGATGGATTACGTGCAATCGCGATTAACCGCATGCTCACGAACTCGCAAATGTTCGATAACGTATGGGACCCGGTGAAATACGATGTCATGCTCACGTTCGGGTTTCGCGCGGGGCAGTGGACGGTGTCGCTATATACAGATAAAGACGCGGTGGACGTTTCAGTTATAGCGAAAGCGCATGGGGGCGGTGGGCATAAGGGCGCGGCTGGGTTCCAGTGCCGGGAGTTGCCGTTCGCGCTACCGTGGGCGCTTGACGCACGAGCATGTTAACGCTATACTAACAACGGAGGCACCACACTAATGCAAATCGATTACATTGACAGCCCATACCCGCCACTGGGAAGCGGGGTCCCGCGATCCGACAGCGCACTCACTGGCAAACCACACCTCACCACCATTATCCGCTACATAGGCGACAAGCTCGGGTTGCTCAAGTACGCGAATGCCTGGGACCTCGATCTCGCTGGAGACCTCGGGTTCACCTGGGAACGCGTACTCGAACTTGCATACGGGGATCGCTTAGGTACGCGTATCGGCGAGATCGAACTTGACGGAATAGTAGGAAGCCCTGACGGTGTAGGGCCGGACCCCGATGACGAGAGCGTGCTGGCGCTGGGTGAATACAAGCTGACATGGGTTAGCTCAAACAACAACCCGAGCGAGGTGTGGAAGTGGATGGTGCAGTGCAAGAGTTATTGCCGCATGCTTGGTCTTGACACCGCGATCATGCATATCTTGTACCTGATGGGGAACTATCGTGGGTCCGGGCCGATATACCGTGTCGCGCGTATCCGGTATTCGCAGCAGGATCTCGTGAAAAATTGGATGATGATAGTCAACCATAAAGAGGAGGCGATTAATAATGGCTAAGGAAGAGTATATGGAAAGGTCAGACCCAGAACCCGCGTTTAACAGTAAAAAGGCGAGTGAGTACGGACTGCATTTTTTGCTCGAAAGCGATGTCGATGATGTCCTGCGCTCCACGGACGCGAAGTACCGCGAATCCCGCGTGCAATACGTAGACCGCATGTTCGCAGCAGGCTACAAGACCGTGTACCCAGGTCCGGACGAACTATTACTGGATCTGGATTCGGATACACACCTTCAGTATTTCACGTTCATGGTGAATCGCGTTATAGAGGAATATACGCCAAAGCTCGTGGGAAAAAAGGTGTCCTACAAGGTGTATTCATCTGAGACACCTGGGCACTATCACGCGCATGTCAAGCTCCCGTTTGTGGTTGACGATGCTCTCAGAACGGCACTCCAATCCATTCTGGGCTCTGACCCTGTTCGCGAATTGCTCGCCGTATTCCGCATGCTCGAAGGTGACCCCAAACCGTCGCTATTATCAGTTAAACTCGAAACTCGTAAACTCGTAATGGAGGGATAGTCAATGGCAAGCACACGCACGCAATCACCGCTACCGGGTTTTCATGAGTACACAGGTGATGCTTTCATTAGTCTCGTTTGTAACATTTACGCACACTTCAAGAACGGAAAAACACATTTCGGATTGACCGCTCCGGACCCTATAGCGATCATCAATTTCGACAATGGCCTCAAAGGGGTCGCGAAAAAGTTCCCTAACAAGAAACTACACATTGCCAACGCGGTTCTTCCGATACCCGAGATCTCCACTATTATCGCGGAAGACAGAGGTAAGATGAAATCCAAGGTCGAGCAGGTAGTGGACCCCGAGTTCGTGGACCTGGCAACCAAAGCCTGGACTATGGTGGTATCGAATATCCGCGATGCGTGTAGGTCTGAGAGTATTCGCAGTATTATGGTGGACACGACATCCAGCATGTGGGAGCTTATCAGACTCGCGCGGTTCGGGAAATTGCTTCAGATAGAGCCGTTTCACTATGGTCCGGTGAACATGGAGTTCGGGGGTATTTGCGCTGAAATGCAGGACTCCGGGAAGAACGTGATATTTCTGCACCAAATGCGAAAGACGTACTCTGACAATAAGTGGAATGGTCACTACGAACCCGCGCAATTCTCGAAGCTGGATGGGTTGATTGACGTGGCGGGGTGGTTGCGGCATGACAGCGGGGAAGTGTTTTACCTGGAGGTTATGGAGTGTAGGCAAAACCCTAATCTAACGGGGGAGATCCTGGGACCGATCGAGGACCCTGAGCCTGTATTCCCGATATGTGATTTTCCGAGCCTGGCGATGCATGTTATGCTGGGGACGACAATAGAGGACTGGTCATGATGGGTATGGTGAGAAAGGCGGATGCGCTAACTCGTGCGCGTCCAGAAGATAGGATGATTGAGTTTGAGAGGCGGTTAGCGTTATACCACGAGTCCGCGCGGCCCATTCGGAAAGCTCTTGTCCGGTTAACCAACGCCTATATACCACGTATGCTGGTGTTCCCGAATGGGGAGGTGGTAACCGAGTACCCAGAAGCATACCTGCGGGCGCGCGCGGATGCATATGAAGTTCTGGAGGGTCTGTCCGAGCTAATAGTGGTAAAGCCCTTATGACAATCCTAATTGATGACCGCACCGGCAGCAAAGAGTTCCTGGGCCACCTCAAGCCACCTCACGAAACTCGCCGTCTCCCGTATGGAGATTTCGCGTTCGTGGGTAATGGACCCACCGGCAAGCTCGGGATCGGTGTTGAGCGTAAAACCATACCTGATCTCGTGCAATCGTTCACATCCGGGCGCTTATCCGGACACCAGCTCATCGGCATGGTGGATCACTACGACATCCTGTACGTGGTTGTGGAAGGGATCTGGCGCACCAACCCAGATACCTGCATGCTGGAGACGTTGCGCAGGCGTTGGGTGCCCGTGCGCGGTGCTATAGCGGGGACGGAAGTAATGGGGTTCCTGCATTCGCTGACGTGCATAGCCGGTGTGCGGGTGTGGTGTACGAGAGGACGCGATGACACCAGCACCTGGTTGGGATCGCTTTATAACTGGTGGCAGAAGCGCTGGGACAACCATAGAACGCTGAAGCAGTTTCATGTGGAGCCACCAGCACGTGCGTACATGTATAGGCCCACGGATACGCACAAGATCCTGAAGGAGATCCCCGGCGTAGGCTGGGAGAAAGGGCAAGCACTGGAGAAGCGATTCGGTACGGTACTGGAGGTGGCGCTTGCAAGCATGCAGGAGCTGACGGAGGTGCCTGGGATCGGGGACGTGCTGGCGCACAAGATATTGGATACACTGAGGGGAGGAGTGCAGAAATGACACCAACAGAAGTAGGTTTATGGGACTGGTTATTGTTCGTGATACTTTCGGGGATGTGGATAGGAATGTTCATAATCCTTCTGGTTCGATCATTCCCGTGGTGCAA